GTCACTTCGACAAGAGAAAAAACCGATGATTTTTCAATCAACGGTTCTTCTTATTATCTTAGATTAACGTACTGTACGGGTGTGTCTCGCTATTCGCCTAAAAAGATAGAATAGCGTTAAAACGCATTAAATAAGCATATAAAGAGATAAAACTATCTATATTTTTTGCTATAAAAATACAAAAGTTTTAAACTTATGCCCCCTTTTTGCCCCTTGAAGCAAACAAAAAAGCCCCGACCAATAGGCCGAGGCAGTGTATTATTTAAAAGTGTCTTATAAAGGAGCAAGCTCCTTTCTGTTCCTATCCGTGAGCTTTCGAAAAGCGAAGGAAGTCATCATCTCCCAGCTCAACGATAGCGAAACCTAATCTATCTTTCATGCTGTTTACTGACTTGATGTCGGACAATCCAACGTATTTCCCGCCTACGAAAACTCCGTATCCATATTTTTTGCTAGTTACGATAAATTCTTTCATTAGTTTTAAATCCTCCAAGTTTTTGATTACAATATCTGCTTTTGGTGCATCAAATGGCAGCTCAAACCAGCCGAGCATTTGCTGTGCTGGCGCTTGCCAATTGACATAGCTAAATGTGCCGTCGCTAGATAGATTGCGAACAACCTTGCGTGTCCATCCGCCGTTGTATAGAGCGTCGGCATTGCTGTCGATGTTCTGCTCAATGGTTGTAATTGTGCCATCTGGATTGTTTGCGACCACAAATCCGATATGTCCGAACTCGTGATATGGCAGACAGTTAGACACAAATACAGCCCCTACAGGCGGGTTATTAGAGCCGTTAAAGTATGTCACTTTAAGACCTAGATTTGCAGCACGGTCTAAGCAATCTATTGCATTGACATAGCTAAAGTCTAGGTTATATAGTCCTTCGTATTGAAGTATTCGATCAATCGCAGCAACACATTGCCCGCCAAAAGGGTTGGTTGGTACGGTTAGCCGCTGATTGACTACGCTTTCTAACTTATCAAGTAGTTGTTTTTGAGTAGTCATGACTACTCACCTCCGTTGATGTTGTAATTCTTGCTAGAAATCCCGAGTACAGTACCCGCAAAAGTAGTTAGTAAAGCGATCGTACCAGTAATTGCTGTCGTATCAAATTTATACAGAGCACCAAGACCAGTAATAAGTGTAATCGCTGCAGGCGCTACAATAGTAACTACCCGCTTTGCAAGGTCATACTGTTTATTTGTCAAGTTCATCGTTTTTTTCCTCCTTTTCGATGTTTGAAAATTTCTCGATGAAGTCCTTAAACATCATCGTATTAATACCGAGCTTATCAAAATTTTCCAAGATTGATTTTAGCTCGAAAAATAAATAACCGATATATAAAATCTGCAAAGCCCCTAATCCTATGCCCTCTGGCAACAGAATTGAAAGCGGAATGCAGAAGCTCAAAAGAGCGATACTGGCTAGTTTGCGTAGAATGCCATTGATACCTTCCTTGCTCTTAAAGTCAATGTTCGGATTAACTCGAGCCGCTAACGTACCAGTCAAAAAATCGATTACCATTGCCACCATAATAAGCGCTAAAGTGAAGACAATTAATTTGTCTTGCGTATTAACGATATCACGTAGCGAATGAGACCATTCGAATACTTCCATATCTCACCCCCTTTCTAATTGCTGATTTGGCAGCACGATAGTCCATGCACCAGATTTCAGCATATCTTCTGCTGACTGGCCTGTGTAATTGTAACCAGTCATACCAGTGTATTTAACAATCGTCCGATTGCCTTTCTGCCACTTTGGATTGGTCGAGTAAGGATAATCAATCGTGACGAATGTAGGCCCTGTGTACCGCTTTCCGTTGATTGGTGCGTCAATCTTCTGTGCTAGTGCTGTGTAGCTGTTGATGTCAAGGCCACCAGAAATCCCAAGAGCGATATAAGTGACAAGTTCGAGTAGTTCTTTCAGCTCCGCACGCTGCAGAGTAGCTTCTTGCTCTTTCTTGTCTGCTTCCTGAAATTTCTTCTTGATTTCCTCGTCCTGCTCTTTCTTGGCACGGTCTGGGAAATTCTCTTTATAAACGACCTCCAAGGCTTTCTTTTCCAGTTCCTCGACTGGTAGGTCAATCGCTTCTTTGGGAAGCAATACCGGATAGAAAGCGCCCTCTGCATTCGTCAGAATGACATGAGTACCCTCTACTTCGTTGTTGGAAGAAGAGTAAATCCAACTCTTGCGATTAAATTGTAATTTAGACATATATCTCCTTTCGTTAATTAAATAGACCAATTTATCTGCGTGCCAATGTATTTATCATTACTTGCAAGCAATGTCATACCTCCGTCAGGGTTAATTTGTAAATGCCTGTCGTTACTTGATCCACCCTCGAAAACCGGCACATTTAACATGGCGGCGTTACCTCGAATCGGGGTTAGTTCGTTTGGTATGCGTCCAAGGCTAACATTCCCTGTAACATCTCTTATCTCAATCCTAAGCGACACGATATCTCCTTGTCGCTTATATTCGCATCCTGCAGCGCCTGTAGACGTCCATTCAGTGCGTTTTAGGTTGGCGTGGTCACTCCTTGCATTGGTTGACCATGCGCTCCATTTACCGGCAAGCAGGACACGCTTAGCCGGCTCTGATGTCGATATGGACGGAAAGAACATCTGAAAGCACTCATTATTACTATTGAGTACCAACAGCCAGCCATATTGACGAGCCGGATTGTTGTTTTCTGTACCATTTTTGAAATAGACACCAGTTGTCCGCTCCTGGTCAAAGTCTTTACCATAAGCATAGATTGCAGTACCATTCTTCTGTGTCAATTGGTGCATTTGAATGAGCTTGTCATTAGCATAGATGTCGCCTTTGACATCAAGCGCCCCACGCTCCCAGATTTTATTAATACCCACACCAAAACGACTGTAAGAAATGACTGCGCCCTCTGTCGTAATAATTGCGACAAATTCTGCGCTTGTGACTTTATCCTCAACTCTGCCGACAACCTCCCAAGTCTTATCGGCCGGATACTGTCCGGATAGGTTAGCAGGGCTGTTGATAAGCTCTGATATGCTCGTCCAAGAGCCAGCAGCAGGGCCGGTGTCCGATGTGTAGCTTGTATCGGCAAGAGGTTTGACCTTGAATGTCAACGTCATCTTGTTCTTCTGCGAACCATTGACCACGAGAGGGGCGACTTTTGCCGTCCTTGTAATGGTCAGCGTTCCACCGTTCAAACCAGTTCTTGCGACATCGAATTTTAGGATTGGCGGGAAGTAGTCAAGAATAGTTACTGTACGTTCTATGGCGTTGCTCGTTCGCCCTCGACTGTCTGTCACTCTCGCTCTGATTACTACTTGGCCATCATAGTTCATCAGTCCAAGGCCACCGCCGTTGGTTATCGTGGACTGGTTCTTGCCAACGATTTCCGCATAGTAGCCTGTGATAGTCGAGCCATAAGCTCCTGACGCAGCCCCAAAATTAACTCTGATGTCAGATAAAATCTTGATGAAGTGCTCGCCGCCAGAAACGATGTTAGCAGCTATCGCATTGCCGTCTGTTAGGGTAAAGCCTGTCAAAGTCGGCTTGACGCTATCCGGTATAGAGAGATTAAGCCTTTTAACATCACGGCCAATCTCTCTGCTCCCGTCATAAGTGATAATGGTTATATTTCCGAAACCACTAGCGCTATTTGGCGTCTGTTCGCAGAGTTCTAGGGGGGGCGTCCAAGAAAAGCTGGTATCAACATTAGCAGTCGTTATCTGCTTATTAAAACTGCCGTATGTCGCCCATATAGCGTGTTTAAAGGCGTCATTCTTGCGATTGATGTTAATCGTCACTGGTTGACCGATAACGGCTGTCACACCATTCCCAGAGCTTGCTCTTGGTATGTCTGGTAATCGTCTATTAAACCCGACAGAGGCGCTTCCGTAACCACTGACATTGATATCTAGTCGCGCATTGATATTGACGGTCTTTGTTCCGTTCTGGTCGTGTGGGACTCTAAATTCGTTGTCGAAAATCAGCTTGTTTTGATTTTGACCGATAGTTGCGTCCGCTGTGATGTTCCGGGTCTCTCCGCCGACAGTAATAGCCAGTGATTTGTTTGCTCCGTCATAAATTGCTGCATAGCCGTTCGATATGAGCCTTACTTGCACGTTGATGACCGAAAAATTACCAGCAATATCTTGTCTGTATCCCTCTGAAACAACTTCGAGTTGTAGATTGTGCCCGTATGCGCCACTAAAATTAGCTCTGACCATTAAATACCTCCCACATATCTGATGACGTTCATGTCTGGATTGAGCTGATACTGTTCCTCACGGAAACGCCCAATTTGAAGCGTCCGTGTAAACACCCCGTTTTCAATCTTGAGGACACCTTGAGAGATATAGGCCACCTCAGAGCCGGCGGAGTAAAAGCTGATACGGTCGTGGTCAATACGGACAGAAGATGACCCATCTTTCTTACCGATATTCAAACCGTCATTGCTGGCGCTCATGTAGAGGTCTAGGAAACTCCATCTTTCAGCCATGTCGCCTATATTATTTTCGACCTTGGTTAATCTCTGACTTGCCGATACAAGCTTAGCTTCTGCTGCAGCTCGTCCAGCTTCATCTGCTTTTACATAGTCTTGATAGGATTTAACCCATTCATTGACTGTATCAATGCTGGCTTTGGCTTCAAGTTCAGCCTTGGCTAGCTGCATAGCTTCCGTTAAAGCGTTCAGCTGCTCTGCTGTCAGCTTTTGGTCAGCCTTGCTATCAATCTTGTCATTAACTTGTTTTAGTTGCTCCTCGTCGAGCGCACCTTTATCGCCTTTAGGTCCTGGAGGACCTTGTGCGCCTGGATCGCCTTTGTCACCTTTCGCCCCAGCTTGACCGTCAGCCACGTTGCTGAAAGTCACCTCTGCGGTTGCCACTTTCTCGTCGTTGAGATAGGCTTCTACAGTCACTTGCAGAGTTCCCTCAAAGTCTGTCGCACGGACTAGCATTTGGCTACCGCTGCCGATAATCGAATCACCTTTTTTGTAAAAGATGATAGGCTCATATACCTTGCCATTCTTTTCTAGTGTAGCCATGAGCAGGCTCTGCCCCGTGCTGTTCTTAAAGGTCGTTCCTTGGTCTGTAGATAGTTTTAGCTCGTACGGTATAGCCTGCTCTGCAAGTTTAGCCATGCGAGTTAGCAAGCTATCTGATACCTTGTTTTGAAGAGCTTGAAAGTTTGCAAAGACCGTCTTGTTTTCGCTTGGATTAGTAAAGCTGATTTGTTGCTCACTGACACGAGCTTCCAGCACCAACATAGGACTAAAGCCTGTGTCTTGGATTTTGACAGTGTCACCAATATCCAAATCAAAATATCCGTCTGCTTCGTATGTGATAGCTGGATAGCAATATTTCCTAAGATTACGCAAGGCCGTGGAGATAAGCACTTCTTCGCTATCTGTATCGACTTCCATGTCCTTACGTATCCAGTTATCGCCTGTCTCAGTACCGGTTAAAACCGACGGATATAGCTGTTTGGAAAGCGGAGCGAATAGCAAACTGTCCTTGAGGTAAAACTCAACCTCGCCTTTTTCGTTTTTCCATTCTTGCTTTTTCTTAGGGTCTATGACAACCTGTGTTGTGCTGACAGATATTTCTTTAAGTTCTATCTCTGGAACCGGAACATCAACTGTACTGCCTGTTTCTGTTCTGCCCTCAACTGTTTTGCCGGCTTTTAATTCCGGAGGATAACAAAGCGTCTCTATCGCTCCCAAATAAGCCTGTGCGTTATATGTTCCTAGCGTCACATACTGCCGGCCAGCATAGTTCTGCTCAAGTACCGTAACGGTACTGCCGTTATTAGCGATGATGACGGAGACGTGGCCATACTGTCCAGTTCCTAGAAAAGCGTTATAAGCTTTGATGTTTGCTAATGCACCAGCTTTTAGCTCATTAGTTCCACGAGGACGGACAACAGACCAACCGAAATTAGCCCAAGCATAATCTGTTCCGATATATGCCGCAGCCATACCAGCGCCGACTTTCCCAGAAAAACCAGTTACGCCACCACCAAGACCAGGGCCGCCTAGTTTCATAGAATACCAAGCCGCTAAGCCGTAACATTGACCGCTACCGACTGTCCGACCTTGTAGACCTTTCATTTCGTTGATAACAGCGATTGTCTTGTCGGCTTTGACTACTCTTGTCACCGGCTGACTAGGGCTGCTTAATTGATTATTAGGCTGTCTCCAAAGGTCGTCTAGTTTGTCTAGGACATTCCCATTAGACCGATTGACTCCGCCTCTGATATCTCGCATGAGAGCGATATAGTGGCCGTATCCAGCAGCCGCATAGTCATATAACGCACCACCAACACGAAAAAGGCCACGAGTGTAGTCTTCGATGTTCTGCTTGCCTTTGACGCCGTAGAACTTGCGCCCGCCGCTAGTCTGTTCTGCCAGCAGATAAGCATAGTCTTTCATAAAATCGTCTACGCTCGCATAGTGAAAGTACGTTCCACCCTCGTTAGCAGGCCTAGCGCTCCCGGTCGTGACCTTGACACCGCTCGGCCGTGTCTGAGCAGAACCAGACATACCTGACCAGTTATTGTCAATTCTAGCGACGTTAGAAGCTCCCCAGAAGCTTTCGAGATAGAGTTGGCAAATCATACCAGATGGCAGTATGTTGTACTGCACACAGAGATTTAGGATAGTTTGGACTATCCCTGCACTCATAGGGTGTCCTGCATAGTTTAGCCCGCCGCCAGTATATTTCTTGCTACTTGCCGCTTGTGTAGCTGATGGATTGGAAACCTTAGTTGATGTCTCTTTGGTTTCTTCCTTTCGTCCAACCGGCTTGATAGCATTGTATAGTTGCGTCTTGTCAACACTTCTCTTGATACTACGCACATTCTTGCCGTACTTTAAGACAACATCGTTTCGTTTGCGTCCGACGCCTTGATTTTCTGCGCTATGCGCTTTATAAACATTCATTACAAAGCGGTCAAGCTGACTATTGGATTTCAAGTGAGTTTCAAATTCGATTTCTGCATCAAAGTTGCGAGCAAGAGAGATTAAGCGAGCAAGAGAGGTTTCTTGTCCCTCCCACTGCAACGCTCTGCGTTGATCTGTTAGCTCATTGATACCTAAATCAAGTTTAGCGACACCGAGAATTCCCCATGTTTTCAAATACTCTTCAAAAGTCATGGCCTTGGGAGCTTTGTATGCCCCTTGATACTCGAGCATGAGTTCTAGACTGAGATTTTCGCAGTAACACTTGATAATCTGTTCGTTTTCCTCAGTCTTCATCACGTTAAATAGGTAAGAGCGTCCCTTGTACTTAAAACTTACAAAAGCACGTTCGTTGAGGTGCTTATAGGCTTGTTCAACGTATGTGTCAGACTGTATTTTCTTCTTAAAAACCGAAAACTCAAAGACTGACGTCGCACTTTCAAGTGAGCGTGTCCACTTGTCATTAAAGAAATTCAAGGTGGTCTGCTTATTATTATCGATAAAAGCAACCTTTTTCAAGGCGCTATCGTGGATTGTTAAAAGCATTAGAGCCACCTTTCTTCAAATTCAATCGTCACACTTGGTTTTTTCTTAGCCCAATTTGACTGCAAGATTTCGATTTCAGACTTACCTGGAGGAATAACTGGCCACAAAGAGCCGTCAACTACTTGATCCAAATTCGGAAGATTGTTCAGAAAAACAGTATCATTTTCGCTATTGATGATAAGTGTGCTTCCTGCAGCATAGCGATTAGGGATATCCTTTGTGCCATTAACAAAATCTTTTCGGTAGACAATACTATCAAGATACATGCGTGTTGGGATTGGTTTGTCACCAAAAGCACCCATAGCAACATGGACTTTGATAGACTTCTTGCCTTTAATTTCAGGGACAGTGAATTTCTGATACGAACCATTCCAAAACAGTTGAACTTCGTCGTCTCTGCGTAAAATGTCGGACTGACCACTATCTTTGTTAAACGGATTTTCGCTTGGGTTGTGAGTCGGCCAGAACGTCCATTGTTTTACCAATTTATAGCTTCCGCTTCCATTAGCAGCAAGGAAGTTGTACTCTGTATTCAGCCCATTTCCTCGCTTAATGGTTTCGACGCCATAGAGGAACTCACCATTTTCGCCAGTAAATGAAATCTTGATGAAGCCGTACTGATTAGCTGGATTTACCCAGAAAATCTGTCTCCACCAGATATACTCATGAAGCGCTCCCTTTTCTCCCACGCTGTCTGCAGGAATTTCCCAAGTTAGAGAGCCAGCATTATTGCCAAGAGGGCCACTTCCATGATTAGCAAGGAATAAATGAGGTCTACCCCAAGCACTTTGAATGGCCAATGTCCCGTTCAAGTTTTGGGAATTATCATTCAAAATCGCAACATTCTTCTGACCGTCCGCAAGACCTTTGATGATGCCATTGTCTGAGACATAGTCCCAGAGGATTTCCGAGTGCTTATATGGCACGATATCGGCTTCCTCGATACTTCCTGCTTCAAAAGCGAACTTCTCGCTCACAAGGCCATAATAGCCGTTTTCGTCGTTGGTCTTAAAAGTGATAATCGGATAAGCATCTGCCGTCCCCTTGTTGTCAATCGCAAAAACCATCTTGCCCTGGCGCTCCTCGTAGTCCACCACTCGCTTATAGGTAGTAGAGTGAGCCACGCCGTCCGGAATCAAGAAATCAATTTCTGCTTTTTGTAGCCAGCGAGTAATATTATCTGGGGTAATGTCATCGTAAACAAAGCCCATGTAGTACTTGCCTGGCTTAAAATTAAAAGTGATCCGCTTTGCTTCAGATACATTCAGTACACCAGCAAGCTCGTCTTTCAGCTCTTCCATCTCTTCCGGAGTCCTGGTTTGCATCTTAATCTTAACTTTAATTCTCTTGGGTCCGATTTTGACATTTTGGACATTTACACCCAAAAAAGGAGCGTCGCTTGTTGCGATACTCCTTGTGTTTCCTATCGGGATAATAACATCCAAGACCTTAAAATACTTGGACATATCAACTCCGTTGAAAGTCATGATTTTTGTCAAATTTCCACCCCTCTCATCCTGTTGCGAATAAAGTTTTGATTATCCTGCCAGTTTTTGAATTTTTCTCCTGTCTTAGCTACTAGTGTGCCGTCATCCAGAACAGTATAGACAGGTCTCTTCACGGCTTCCTCTGCCACTTCTAACGCCTTGCGAAGAAATTCGTCCGCTTTATCCTTGGCGCTCTTATTTTGGCCGCCTTGCAATCTATCACTGGCTGATTTAAGCTGCACTTGACTTGTGATAGATCCTGCAGATTGGCTGATCATTTTCTCTGGATGGAAATTGTATCGCATCATTTCCCGCTGGACTTTGTCAAGGCTGTCTACCACATCTGAGGTGTTCTGCTCAATACCTACAGCTATACCTTGAGCGATATACCGACCAACTTGGTCTCTAAAGAGCCTGGATGGCGAATTGATATCTGCTCTAGCCTTTGCCGCTCTCTCTGCCTGGTCCACAAGCGCATTAGCCGCTGATGTGACCGCTGGCAAAGCGGCAATCATGCCACGAGCTAGGCCGTTCCCGATTTGAGTACCGATATTAACCATGTTCCTGGCGCCGATATTTCCAACACGTTGGACAGACAATATAAGAGTATTCATGGCGCTTGTAGCTTGACCTACACCAGACCGGATACCATTGGTAACTCCACGAGACACGCCTTGTCCTGCTTGTAATCCTGCTTGTGTCATTTGGATAGCGCTAGAGCGGATAACCGTTACTATCACCAACATTCCAGATTGTACGCTTGTTACAGCTTTTGTCATTGCGTTTGTGATAGCAGAAATCAATCCAGTCATCGCTACTTGTGCGCTTGTTCCAATCGTAGATAATCCAGCAGAAACTGTCGGAATAGTAGCTGCAAGAACTGTCATAGAAGATGTTGCAGCAGTTGCCGAAGTTGCAATCATTGCCAACTGCATTGGAATAGTTGCTAACGATTGTGCGATTGCAGCAAATCCAACCGCTGACAATCTAGCCGAAGTTGCGAAAGTTGTCAACGAACTAGCTGCAGATGTCAAGTTTGGAGTTAGACCGGTCAAGCTAGTAGAAAGGGTCGGCAATACCGTAGACACGATAGTAAGAGCAGAAGCTGCACTAGCTCCGCTGATTTGTATCATCATCAAGCCTTGCCCTAATGCGCTTATTTGACCACCTGCATTCCCTAGCCCTGCTGCCGCATTAGCAATAGCGGTTATACCTGTTGCAGCTGCTGCTAAAGAAGCTGCCAAGTCTCCCAAATTAGTGTTGGTTATCATAACAACGCCCTGCGCAAGAGCTTTGAAGCCATTCCCTGCGTTTAGCGCCGCCTGTCCGATTGACTTGATAACGCCAGATACTCCGTCTAGAATGGACTTGACGGAATTTCCGAACCCTTCGATTACGCCTTTCGCTCCGTCTAGTACGGATTTAATGGCATTGCCTAGCGTCTTAAATAGATTAGCTATGCTGTCGATGATTGGGCTTATTTGACTAACTAGCGTCGTGAAGGCTTCGACGATAGACTGTAGTACAGGAGCTAATGCTTGTACCATTTCTGAAACAGCCGGCATGAATGGCGCTAACGCTTGAACAATCTTAACGATAGCGTCTGCTACGATTTGAGCTATATTAGTAAATACATTTCCTACAATTTCAACGATAGGTGTTAGTGCTGTTACGATAGCCGCTGCGCCATCAGTTAATGCTGTAATAACAGGTGGAAGCACAGAAATAATCGACGTAAATGCTTGCCCTAACGCTGTAACGAATGGCGACGCTGCCGCTATTGCTTGCCCTACTGCTACAACCAACGGAGATAGCCCAGCAAGTGCCGATGTAACTGTCGGAAGTACTCCTGCTACCGTTACAATCGCTTGTGCGAATGCGCCGATAATCGCTGTAGCAAAGGCAGAGAATGCTTGCCCTACCGCTCCAATGATTGCGCTTATCCCTTGGCTTTGAGTAGCTAAAAGAGCAAATCCAGCAGCGATAATAGCTACTCCTGCTCCGATACCGACCGCAGCAATACCGACCGCAGCACCGAAGGCTAGGATGTTAGCCACTCCTGCGGTTTTAAGAGCTGCACCAAAAGCTATGATAACTTGTGATACGCCTCCTAAAGCAGCTTTGATACCTACTCCGATACCAACTGCAGCAGATTTAATCGCACCTCCGATAGATTTGATAACCGAACTTAGGCTATTCAATATTTGAGAGATTTTAGATTTCCCTTGTGTCACAGCTTCAGCTGCCCCGTTAGATGCATCTGCTGCATTCCGTTTGAAAACACTAAACGGATTGAATGATTTTAGGAAGTTGAAGGCTTTGAAGCCTACTACAAGACCAACTAGAGCTGTTGTTATCCCTTGAACGATAGACGGATCTAACCCTGCAATGAAGTCTCCGATGGCTTTTACAACGTTTGATATGACTGTTACCACATTCCCGATAACAGACCCAAGCGTCGACCAGATAGATGCATCTCCTATGCTAGTAATTACATTGTTGTAAGCATAAACTAAGCTGTCTATAGCTCCTTTTGCTGCCTTTATTGCTCCAGTCTGCGCAAATGCGTTGACGAAGTTCTCTACAATTTTCGCTCCCGCTGAAAATGTGTTGATAACAGCACCTACGATGTTACTGATAGTATTTAGCCACGCTGTCTTGTTTCCGGCACTTGCGAATGCATTTCCGACTGCAGAAATAGCCGCTTTTACATTATCTATAGCAATCGATAGCTTAGCTATTGTTAAGTTTGCATCTATCCCAAGTCCAGACATCATGGTTTTAAAAGCCTGCTGTATCTGTGGCCCTGCTTCAGATATTGCACTGGAAATAGCACCAGGAAGTTGCCGCATAATATTACCGACCATAGGAATAAAATTCCCAAGCAAGAAAGTGGACGTTGTAGAAACTAAGTTTTTGAGCGATGGGCCTATATCCATACCCAGAGCTAACTTCCCGGCCAAGCTTTGCCAAGCAGCTTTCATTGATGCAAAAGAACCACTCAGGGTTGAGCTAGCTTCCTTAGCTGTCGTCCCTGTTATTTCAAGTTTCTTCTGCATAACTGAAATAGCGTTCACGATATTCCCAAAGGACATATTGCCATCTTCTACAGAGACATTCAACTCGTCTTGGATGTCTTTCATCGCCGCCGCATCTTTAATCAATCGCTGCATTTCCGTCTTGGTGCCACCATAGCCCAATTTGAGATTGTCCAGCATCGTGTAGTTATCCTTGGCGAACCCTTGATAAGCATCCTGGATGCGCCCGATATCTGTACCCATCTTGTTGGCATTATCAGACATGTCTATCATGGCTCTGTTAGCTACATCTGCAGCTTTCTCTGTGTCGCCGCCCAAAGACTGCAACAAACTAGCAGAAAAGCTTGTCACGTTTTCCATGTAGGCATTAGCGGATAACCCAGCAGTCCTGAAAGCCTCATCAGCATATGCTTTGACTTTATCTGCCGAACCTTTGAAAAGTGTTTCGACTCCTCCTAGCGATTGTTGGAGTGCAGCACCTTCTGAAATGACCGTTGAAAAAGCACCCTTTATGGAGCCAGTCAAAGCTTCGATACCACTCATTAGAGCCCCACTTATTAGATTCGCTCCTAAGACAGACTTGAAAACTGATCCGACCTTTGTTCCGGTATCGCTCAATCCACCTAGCAAGCCCCTTAGCTTACTAATGCCGCTCTGCGCTCTGTCGCCGTTCATATCAACTTGAATAACGACTCTTCCGTCCGCCATTTAGTTCCTCCTTTCGTTAGTAATCAATTTCTTCTGGCAATGCATATTCTGTTTGTAACTTTCGCATGCTGCTGATGTATTCCTGAGTGTCGTCTTTTTGAGGCTCCCACGAGCGTATTTTCAGGACTTCTGCGAACTTCGTATTGCTTGGCAGTCCGTTTAAAAGAGCATTAAACTTTTGCCAGTGAAGTTTACCCTGGGCCTCAATTAAATCTATATTGTACGCCTGCAGAAACGAGGAATAGATGTAAACACCGTCATATTTCAAAGAAAAAAGCGGTTCTTTTTCGTCTTCTTCCTCGTAATCATCTATTGGTGTGCGTTCAATAAGATTGCCCGCCAAGTCATACTCTTTAACCTCGCCTCTGGAACTTTTTATGACGACATGTTCCTCAGAAATTCGTTTATAGATTTCTAAGGCCGTTTCAATATCTAAGCGTTCCAAAAGACTATCAGTTGCCTGCCTCTCGCTATCAGTGCTGGTCTTCAGCAATATTTTGAGGGCAAAGATAGGCTTGGCTATAACAGGGATGTAGCCATCATGTATCATGTCGAAGAGCCTCAAAACATTGTCAAAAGACAGGTCAAGCGGGTAGCTCTTATCATCAAGGACTAGCTCATCTCTAAATCTCCTTGATAAATCAAACATGGCTACTTACCAAGATAGCGATCAAGCAATTCTTGACTTTCTTTCGAGATTTGCTCCTGTTCAACACCCTGCATAATCTCAATGAAATAATTAATGCAGTCCACTGTCGACTGTCCAGAGAGATTATAGACCTTGTCAAAAGAGCCATCGCCAAAGATACCGTTGTAGGCAAGCTTAAGAATTTCTCTTGCTTTGGTTACATCTCCTTTGCCGTCCTCGTCCACGATTTTCTGAGCCTCTAACTGCAGATCTTGAGCGAATGACTGCATCTTCTCGATGTTTTCGTCACTCTTTGAAAATTCAAGCTGAAACTCTCCAAAATCGATCGGGATTACCTTGTTCCGTAAATTGATTACTACCATTAGATTTTTTCTCCTTTACACAAAATAAGAGGGCGCATATTTTACGCCCTCACTCAAATTTAACCAGGGACTACAGCAGATTTTTTCGGCTTCTGATCCCACATGATTTTAGCCTTAAAGCCTTCATGTTCGGTTGCTTCGCCGTCACCGATTTCGATTTCAGAGACAGTGGCTACTCCTACCCGCTGGTTTTTGCCGTCAGCATCTACTTCCTTGTACCATACTTTGCGGACATCACCTACTTCGTCCTGCATGTCTGCAATCATATTCTGAGCTTCATCAGTGTCATTACGCTTGCCTTCAAAAGAGCGTCCGCGTTTGACTGATGTGATTGTTTCTACAGGTGTTCCATCGCCTGCGAAATCTGCAGAGTCATCTGTCTTTTCGTCAACTTCCGGAGAAGATGAGGTGATGTCCTTTGCAAGCCATTTGTATTTTTCTTTAGCTGGCTCCGTATCTTGTGTTGCCGGGTCAAACGGAGCGATGTAATGTTTCCGTAGGGCGTTTTTGCGTTTTGCCATATTTTTGTTATTTCCTTTCTATTTCGAGGCTGGCTGTGATATCCAGCTGATAAATGTAGAAGCCTTGTTCGTCTAAGTCGTTCAAAAACGGCTTAGCTACTTCAAGACCTAAAAATTCGTATGATTGATTCAGACTAGGTAAGTCTAAATCAAGCTGCGATAGAGAAGTATTAATAAGCCACAGTGTGGCATTGGTTAGTGACTGGTCCTGCGACTTGATAGCAATTTCAAAAGGCAAGCTCACTGTCTGCGTGCCTGCCATATCTTCTGCTTCTACCTTGCCACCTGGCAGCGGATAGATAACCAAGTCCTCATGTTCTCCCAAGTAGTCAAGTCTAGCTGGTATAGCCAGATTCAGTTTCTTGATATGATTTAGCAGAACCGTCGAAAAGTCGTTGTTATTGATCATGTTCGTACTCCCATGGCTCTAAGGCCGACCTTGGACCAGTCTTTCGCATGGATAGCTGATGCTTTCTTGTCCCACCTTGGGCCAGTTCCTGGAGTTGAATACCTCCTAAATTTAAAGCTTCTGTTCTTGTTGTAAGAACTGCCATAGTATTGAGCTCTAGCATATGGCTTTGAGTAAGTGATTCGGTCTCTTTGGACGCTTCCGCTCCCTCTCAAGTCTCCACCCTTGCGAGGAACAAATTGCTCCATGTCTAAGAGCATTTGATTAGCGATAGCTAATTTCCCTTTGGCCAGAGCCTGAGGAGAGACCTTTCTTTCAATCCCATTAAGATTAAAAGACACCTTGACACCTCCAGACATCAAATCACCTCGATTTCATAAGCCAGAAGCTTTCTGGTTAGCGGATGATACTGCGGGATGATACTGCGGACAAGATAAGTGGTGCCGTCATCGTCAACGACACCACCTAAGTAAGACTGGTCCAATTCGACCGGACAGAATCGAGGGTAAACAATCACCGTTGATGGCTTCATCTCGCTTCTGTTGCTTCCGGCTCCTGTGTGAGATAAGACTCGGTCAAACTTGCAAGGGGATAGCAACAAGGGCTCTGAATAGGTTTCTTTGCCCCAGTCATCCTTTCCTGTTGGCTTCTGAATTTTAACAGAGTCAGGAAGCATTCTCTTATCTATCATATTCCACCCTCACAAATCCAAATCCAGCCGATTTCAACCAGTTTTCTGCATCCCGAGATAGATTATAGCGAGCAGCCAAAGAAAGCCCCTGAGAGGAGCTCTGAGAGCCATTTTGATAGCTTACAGATGTTCGACCTACTGACATGCTGGCCACTGCCTGCTTGTCCTCGGCCGTCATGATGCCCGTGCTATCCAGATAGGCAACCTGAAAGGCCACAGCTCGCTTTACAGCCCGCCGCCTTGTCTCAAAGTCACGCTCAAAGTCATTGTAAGAGTAGAAATCCCGAGTGTAGAGGTCTACAGCCATTTCAGCACGCTTGAGCAAACTGTCAAAGTCTGTCGTCTCACCAAATCCGAAGTCTTTATACTCTTGTTTTGTCAAATAGGCCATTTAACACCTCCTTAAAAGGTGGATGTCTCCACCTCAACTAACTCTTTCTCAGGCCCTTCAACAAGTTCAAGGCAATCACCACCAACAACCTCATTAAACAGACTATTGATTCTATTGGCTTCGTCTTGTTCCAGCTCGTATTCTTGCCCTTTGTCAAAGTGGCGGTCAGACTTAGCAAGATAGACGTTCAATTTTGCTTTAAACTTGGCCATTTAGTACCTCCAAAAGCTCGTCTTTCGATTTGGTCGAATAACCTTCAACCCCTTTTTCTTTCGCAAGAGCTTTCAGCTCTGCTAAAGTCATTTCCGTAAGCGAATGAGTAGCCAAAATCTCTGAGATTTGGCCATCTTCAATCACTTCTTCAAATTCATCAGCGATTAGCTGAGCTTCAAGCAAGCTGCCTTCTTGCACGGTGTAGACTTGATTCCCTTTTTCGTACTTACGCATTTTCTACCTCCTCATTAAGCAGATTTGTGAGAAACATAGACCCCATCTTGTTTTGATTGCAAGACGAAAAGGTCATGATACAAACGGTTTTGATACAAGTATCCGTCACCTTCAGTGTGTTGACCAGGAGCGAAAAGATAGATTGAGTTGAACTTAGCCTTGGCAATTACTGCTGGCTTAGCAACAATCAAAAAGTTAATGTTTTTACCATCTGAAGCCTTAACAAAGCCTTCAGTGAAGTCAAACTTAGTCTTGAAACGTGCATCGTCCCAAACTTCGATAAGCTGAACTCCGTCAAGTGAAGTGACACGAGTATCAATTCCTTGAGGCGATGTAGTAGCGATTGAGCGTGTGAACTCTTTAGAGCGTTCTAAGAAATCCATAACCTCGCTAGAAACATACATAACGATGTTTTGAGCGCCATATTTACGAACTGGCAAAAGAGCAGCTTTCAATTTAGTGTAGATGTTCACTTCTGATAGGTCATCCTCAGACTTGAAGTGGCTGTTCGTGATAGCTTCTGTAGCGATTTTAGAGAAGCGATAAGCATCAACTTCTGGAGTTGCGTGTTCTGTGATAAATGTATTAGATACGTTAGCAGCTGAAAGTTCTTGGTCGGTTTCGTCAACGTCTGCAGCATCTACGAAGAACTCGACGTCACGGTCGAAACCAAGTGTATAAACTTTCTTGTCGTTTGATACTGTACCAGCGTTGTATCCTTTAGATCGAGTGTGCGCCTTATAGCCTGTAACTGAAATATTTGGCAACTCGAACGACTTGGCTCCCAGCCAATTTACTTGTTGAGTTTCCAAAATGCTTGTAAGGGCGCCTTGCATCAATTTCTTTTCAAAAGTGCCCTCATGTTTAGTGATGTAGTTAATTGTCATTGATCATTCTCCTATTAGTCATTTAATCCTAGAGCCTTCAAAAAGGCGTCTTCTTGGTTTGTTCCAGCCGGTGGATTTCCACCAGCCGAAAAGCGCGGTTGCGGCTTTGCTTGCTCTTGCCCTTGCTGGAACAAGTAAGGACTGGACTCTTTGAGACCGTTGATAGTTTCTTCTAGAACTGGTTTCCCGTCCTCGCCTAGTTCGATCTTGTCTAGGTCAATAAACTTCATGAGATCCTCAGAGTTGTAAGCTCCTACATCTTTCAAAGCAAGGGCTACAGCATTGGTCTTTTGCAACTGTGCAAGATTAGCCTCGCTGTCCGTCTTGTAGGTTTCAAATTGAGCCTGTAGGTCTGCTAGTTGCTTCTTAGCTTCCTCACTCGCTCCCTCTTTGTCCTGTAAGTCCTTGATAGCTTGGTCGCGTTGCTCAAGTTGCTGTTTGTAACTGTCAATCTCTGCCTGCAATCCGGACTTCGCTGACTCAATCCCTGACCCGTACGCTGCCATGATTTTATCAAGCTGCTCTTTGTCCTCGATACCGGCTTCGACTAACATTTCTCGTTTTAAACTCATGTCTAAAACTCCTCCTTTTTTACGTCACATGGACGAATTCAGACAGTTTTACGCCATGCTCCAGGGCAAGAAAAAAGACCGGCAAAGCCAGTCTTGATTTTTAAACGTTAGAAAAGCGCCTAGATTTAACTATGCGCCAGTTATTACTTGGATTGATGAGATATCTCTCTCATATAGAGAAACCTCAGTCGGGATGTCAGGATTTGATCCGTCAATGAGGATAGTGATTTCATCTTGCTCGTCGTTATCCATTTCATCGACAAAATCCGTAACAAGTCCGCTAATGATATTGCCGTTAATATCAACTACGCGAACTTTTGAGCGTAGATAATTCCATAACTTCTTACTCATTTTCGTTTCCCTTTCCCTTTGATAGTTGGTACGATGTGCGCACCGGTTTTACTGTAATGAATGCGGAAATCAGTAACATCTTCGATAACTTGCCCAGTTTTAGGGTCTATATAAGTTCCGATAGGTTTGTTTTGTGAGATGATTTCCTGCATTTTATCTGTTTTTGGATTGTACTTAAATTGTCCAGTTCCAGCATAGCGATCCACTAATTTCTGGCATTCTTCTTTTGTGATTGTCAGATAACTTGGCATGTTCTTTCCTTTGGCCAGGTTAGAATTTAGATAATCTTCATACCCTCTAGTCCCTTTGACATGCCGTTCGAAATGCTCGTTGTTAATTTCTGTCTTAATTATACCACTTTCAACAGCAAAATTGAACTTTTTCTGCATTTCTTTTTGCTCTGATCTGCGCTTTTCGAGTTTGGCCAGATTTTCCCTAAGCTTAACCTCTTTCTTGGCCTGCGTGTATGGGTCGCTATAGTATTTTTCCCGGCTGTAGTCCCGATGTAAAAACGGCTTATCTTTCAGATATTGCCTCATAGCTCCCTGCTGGATTTGTACTTTGTTTTTGTAGCGATTTATAAGCTCCTGGTCGCCCAGCTTTTCGGCGACATGCAGCTTTTCCTTGTTGTTCCGGATAGAACGCTCTAGGGCTCTCTGTTTTGCTTCTGCATTGGCGTTTTCTATCGCCTGCTCAGGCGTGATATCCTTTACGTCTGGACCAAGTTCAGGCTTGTAGTTAGCTCCAACTACAAAAGGTGTCATGACATGACTACAGTTGACGCCTCGGCATCCTCCAGGGCTTCCGTAACCGTAGTCGTCCAGAGCCAAAATTTTCTCACCGTGCTCCGTCCGAGCTTTTCCAGTGGTAACTATCCTGTGCTGTAGAGGAGCACACATTTCTCGGGCCGCTGGCTTTTGTGAGTAGTAAAAAGTATCTATCCCGAGTTCCTCAGCCGGTGCTGTTCTAGCCTCGTTGTATGTCCTCCAGGCGGTGGATTTAATCAGGTTCCTGGCATAAGTATCTGCTTTCCAGCGTTTCCCTGAGCTATCTGTAAAGCCATAAAAACCCTTGTCGGCCCATTTTATGACAGTGTCTGATATGGCCTTGTCAGCGGTCTTTAAACCTGTTATAACAGCTGCCGCGGACTCCTCAACTATGGATTGATAGACACTTCGGACACTGACCGGCAGGGTTGAATTTGTAAGGTTGCTGATGTCGCTCATGGTCTGGCTGACATACGAAGCAAGGCGATCTTGAAGTTCGCTATTTACAACACTCCCAGACTTTCCTAACGTGTCTAAGAGTTGCTGTTTAGTGTCTTGGTATACTCTGTATCCCTCACCCTCTATAACGTGCCTAAGTTGCTTCTCAGCAATGCCCGACCGTTCGGCAATCAGCTTGACATTGTCATCGTTGAGTAAACCCATTTCTGACATTTTCTCAAGCTGCCAGATATAGGGGTTATCCTCAAGACTGGTCGTCCCCCTTTCTTTTAATCGATCAATGACCTGGTCAAAGAGGTCTAAGGTTAGCTGGTGGTAGATGTCTGCTGCTTGGCTAGCCTCTAGCAAGAGCTGTTCATCATTCAGTTTGATTGGTTTCTTCCTGCTTTTGGCCATGCTGCTTATTCTCCGTAAATGTCAATGTCTTCTTGAGTTCTGGCTTGATTGGAGGCCACCTGAGCTTCGTTTTGGATAGCTACAATCATCTTCTTGGCTTCCTCTTTAGATACTCCCAGCGCTTTTTGGATAGCATATTCACGGCTTACAAGTCCGCTTGCCAGCGCCTTGATGTAGTATTCCAGCTCATTGTTTTTGTCCGTAAAGACGCCGTCGTCGAGATTGACTGTAATATTGGCCATCTCCGGAACTTCTCCATGATAGAGATCATAAAGCTTACCTATTTCACATATTGAGATGATTAGCTCTTTTATTGATTGCTCTACCAGGCTCACAATACTGTTACGCATTTGATAAGTGTCCGAGTTCTCTGAGACTACTTCTGTCGCCGTCTTCAAACTTTGGCCGTCAAAGGTAAACATCCCTGCAGATACTCCTAGAAGCATCTCAAAGAGGCTCAAGCCCTCGTTGATAGTCTTGATATAGTCTTCAGCTCTGATAGGAGTTGTCAAATCTGTTAGCTGGCCGCCGTCCATGTCGCTGGTCGAAAGCCTTAGATAGACATTCTGTTCGCTGTCAAATCTTTGAACTGTACGAACATCACCGTCTCTTGAAACCATCCTTGTCTCAGTTAGATTTTCAGGCACTGCGACCCTGCGTTGCCCCATCTTGACTTCCCACTTAAATTCATCGTAAGTGGTATTGATAAAGTCGATGGTGCTCTTGGCATTATCAAAGATAGATAGACCGAGGGGCGAATTGATGTCCTTGTTATTCATCCCTGGTGGTTTTAGGTAAGTAAAGAGCGGGCGAGATAACCCGTCAAGCTCTACCGTCTCCTCAAGGTCCTCGTAAAGTTCAGCCAAAGCCACACGATCACCAATCTTATCAACATCCTTTGACTTGTAAAGTTCGTTCGTGACAATATACTTTCCATCCTTTGCCCATTCATGAAACTCAATCAATGTGTAGTACACATTTCTCTTGTCTTCAGACTTTACCGTCTTGGTCACGATAGCGGCGCTTGATACATCCTGAGTATTGGATTGTAGCGGCAAGAATACCGGCGCTTGCACGAATGACACCCGCACTCGGTCGTTATCCACATAAGGCCGCATAGCAAGACCTCCAAGAGCTAAACAACTCTCAAGGTACCGTTCAAAGTTCTTGTTAAAGCGGTCATTTGTCAGCGTCTTCTGGACGAATTTGTTAGCAATATCGTCATCTAGTTTGATTTCTGCCTGCTCGTTAAATACCAGGCTCGCAATCTTCTTGGCTGCTGTTCGTGCAATCGGTAAATGATTGGCTTTCCTACGCCTCCTGATTCCATCTGTATTGAGATATTCAACCTTAGGCCACTTGCTTTGAAAATACCTCAGATTATCGTTAATGCGTTGATATTCTGCGCTAGTGACAGCGATTTTTGGGTGGTCTGTAATGCTTGTCAGACTGTCTGTCGTCATTGCGTACTGTCCTCTCTTAAATAGATTTCTAATAGTCTGTATGATGCCCATTTACTGGCTCCTTGTTGCTAAAAATTGGCGTATCGTGTATAGAACACGTTCACGCTATATCTATATTCATCCATTGCGTGGTTATCTTTATCAATCGGCCTGCCGTTATCATCTCGGCTGTAAAGACCGATTTCTTTCAAAAAGTGATAATGATCGTACTCCTCTTCAGAGTGATTGATAAGCAAGAACTGGCCTGATGAGATAATATTTTGACCACGTTCAATCCCTACCTCAATACCTTTCGCTTTGCTGCTGACGTCATGAGCGTTGTTCATGGCACCTCTGGTCTGTATTCCCAACTTATGCAATTCCTCTCTCAGAGACCTACAAGCCGGGTCAATCCAGACATCTGTATAGCGCATCTGGTACTTGCTAACACACCACTGAATAAATGCTTTGAGCTCGACTGCATAAGTGGACATTGCTTTAACCTGTCCTGTATCCGCTCCGCTATGGTAGTAATGAGCAACACGGTTGAGACGGAAGAAAGTCTTGTTGCCCTCTCTATGCTTAGTAACGATGTTACAAGCCATTGAGGTAGCGTCAGATTGTCCACCATCGCCTGTAAAATACATTTCAACGGGTTCGCCTAGCAAACTATCCTTGATGTTCTTTTCAAGGTCAAATAGGCCGTATATGACGCCTTGAGGCATTACACGTTGACCGAGCACGTCCCGTTTGTAGAGATAGGGATTCTTCTTCAGCGATTGAATGATGGACTGCTTCCGCTCATCAGAAAGAATAGGATTGTCATCCATAGTCCAATGCGTCCAGCGTGTGTTTTGCACGTCGAAAACGTCCTTGATGACCGGGTGCTGAGGTGCTGGAGGATTGAGGTCTGCTAGATGATATCGTAGCTTAGCCGCCCAGGTACGCCGCAGCGCTTCCTGGATAAAATCCATGTGTAAGAGATTAATCTCACAGAAAACCACAGAGCCTAGTGACATACCTGTAATAGCACCAACGCTGTTTACCTTACCGCCGCCTTTGTAATACACCCTCTTCTGACCGTTTGGCGTATCAATCAGCAAATGATCACCGTGCTCGTCATGCTTGATTTTACAGTTCCCGTCAAAGATGTGCATTAGACCTGTGCCATCACCGTCGATAAATAGACGGTAAGCTTGCTCTTGGTTATAGGCTGCTATAAGGTGATTTTCGTCTGGAGACTCAATCAGATACCTGGCATATCGAAAGTGGCCAGCCGTAGTCTTACCGCTCCGAGGTGTCCCCTCGTTGACCTCGAGCTCATAATTAAAGGGTCGCTTGATGATGTCTAGCTGCTTCTTAGAAAAGGTTATATCCAAAGCTAGTCACCGCCTTTCACGGCTTCCAAAAGGGCCGTCATGAGACTTGTATCAGACTTAGATCCTTGGCCACTCTCAATCTTAATCTTAAGCAACTCGATTTCTTTCCTCAACTTCTCGTCTGTCAGCTCTAGATCCTTCCATGCCATTTCATTCATTCCGTCTAAAGCAGATAGAAAAGCATTGGAATTGGCTTGTCTGATACCGTCTTGTTCAATACTTGCTCGAGCTTTGTTTTTTAACCACTCATATTCGTTAAAAGCCTGCTCCCTGGACCACAAGGACATATTTGAGAACTCCTTTAGAAGCTCTCTGTACCTTTTCATAACCTTTGCATTTTGCAAGAGGACTACTGCCTTGCTATCCACGCTATTATCTAGCCACTTTTTGGCTGATGGATAAGCCTCTCTATATGCCTGCCTCTGAGATAGTCCGGAGATTATACCTTGGACGAACTTCTCTTGCTTAACCGTAAGATTACCCACTCACTGGACTACCTCGCTTTCTTGTGGAATAAAAAAAGCAAGGCATATATTGCCTCGCCTTGCGATATTAAAACATCCTACTCTATCGCCACCAGTAACCCAAGCTGGCAGTTTTTGTCGAAGCTTTTCTAGGCTGTTGCCTAAGGTGCCTTTGCTTTAATTCTTGATACTACCATTCTAGCAGGTTTCGGACTTCATGCCTGTACGATTGCTATCATTCTCTATCAATTCTGAAATAATAATATCTAACTCGTTTATCGCTTGTTTCTTTAAACGATAATAAGTAGGCGAGCTCATACCGCCCATACTGTCACAGATGTCATCAACGTACATTTTATTGATGTAGGTCATCCTCAATACCGTCCTATGCCTAGGATTTTTCAGCTTATTGATCAGTCGTCCAAGTTCAATCTTTCGCATGATGATTTCACTCGTATCCTGTTCTATGGCTTCCTTCATTACGATAAGCTGGCAGTAGACATCATCAATTTTCCGAGTTGGACCTCCTTTGATTTTGTCAGCCTTAAACTTAGGGCTTGAAAGCAAACCGGCTTCAAGCTCGTTGATTTCATCTATCCTGCTCTGAATATCTAAATCTAGACTTTGTAGCTCGTTTAATAATTCTTTAGCCTTACTCACTTTTTGCCTCCCTTTTGTGGTATAATAGGTTTATCGAAAATATACCGAAGGGCTGCAGTGTGTCGGCCTTTTTTCTATTCAATCAATTCTGGATTTTCGTAGATGTTGCCGACGACCTCTAATGATATGTGGTCGGCCAAGCCGTTGAAGAATAGCGCTCTTGGTTCGTTGTGTTCTATATCGATTCCAAACATGGCCCAATTATCAAAATATCTGATAACTCCTTTACTGTCAGCAGATGGAACTTTGGTATTTTGATATTGAACTATATCCCCCTCAAAAATCTCCTTGCCATTCTTGTCTTTGAGGCCTGTTGATTGCATTAAAACGATGTCATCGAAATCATAGTAATTTAATTGCCCAAAAAAGAGTGTCTTCACACAAATTTGTTTTTCCTCGAAATTAAGAGACACAATATCATCCGCTTCATGCTTTTCTTTTGTAGCTTTATTCCACGCTCTAAATTCCTGTATCATCTGTTTGCTCCTTCCACTTGCTCCAGCCTTGTTGTTAGTTCTTTGATTTGATTAAGTTGCTCTTGAGTTGCATAAACAAAGACTAGTAGTGTTGCGATCAGAACTGCCATGGCCAACGTTGTCAATATCTGCAGCCTGGCTACTTCGTGCTCAAGTCTCTCAATTCTTGATTGTTGCATATTTCCTCCTCTTTAAATTCCAAAAGACCTCTCTAGGTACATTTCACGTTTCAATCTGCGTCTTAGCTTACGCTGTCGCTCCGCTTCGCTGTCACTCGTCGCCCCCCGATTTTTGAGTTGTCGTCGATGTAATCTTGTGCGACCGCTGCCCAGCGCTTGTTAACTGTCTTGCAGTCCATTTTCTCGCGCAAGCAAGTGATAAGGAACTCTCTATCAAACAAGCTGTCTAGCTTTATCATCAGCCGAACTGGCGGAAAGCGTCCTGCTCTTTCGTCGCTGTTAAGTCTAGTTCGGTCAGAGTTTAACTTCGCACCCTCAAACCCTAACTGTACCATCATTTCTTTCTTTGTGCCGAAAGCTTCGGTCTTTTCAGCTAGAATTCTGTAAAACTTCTGGACATTAGTCTCAGTCATCTTCCAACTCCTTGATTTTCTCTTCTAAATTTCGGATGTTCTCACGCATCCGTTCCCTGCGTCTGGTTGCTGCTCCATGGCCAAAAGAGGATATGACCTCTTTTTCCGCCTGTTTGTCTGCTAGTCGATTTCTGCAGCGCTCAAGGCTTATTTTGTAAGCCTCTAAATCTGACTTCGTCATACTGTCACCTGCTCAATCTATGACTTTCTAATCCGTCCTTAAAATCAATCATTTCAACGAAGTAGCGACCAATCATGATTGCGTCTGCTTCGTCGTCCTTGACTTGTTTCTGATAGAGTTGGCTAACTAAGCTGATGGCCTGCTGTTTCAGCTCTTTCTTTCCTCTGCCTTTGATAGCGCTGTACTTGCGCCAGGTTGAGACATTGACAAAGTAAACATCATCAGCTATCAGTTTCCCTAGAATGATTCCTGTTGCAATACCAATCTTAATGACTGATTGCTGATTGACACCTCCGACATTATTCTTTTCAATGGCAATGGACTCAAAGGGTTTCCCTTGCTCTTTAATTGTCCGCAGCTGGACTTTTCGCAACTCTGAGGCCATCACTAGGGCTCGCTCTAAAAAGCTGCCCTTGGCCTTGATCACCCCGCTTTCTACAAGCTGTGAGCCGTCAAAAACGGCCCAACCTGTAGCGCTCGTGCTTGCGTCAATGGATAGTATTAGACTCATTCCACAACTCCCATCACACCTGTCATTTCAAACAGGTTTTTCTTGTTGTCATTTACGAAGTCAAAAAACTTCATGATTTCTGCGACTTCTTTTTTGTGCGTGTTTGCTTGACCTGATGACGTCAGAGTCAATTTTTGCTTAGGTTTAGCATATAATGCCAGTTCAAAGACCGGCTCAAAGATGTCACCGCTCTCGTCAAGGCTAACGTCTTGGTCTTGATGTGCAAATTCCACTTCAATATCCCAAGGCAGGCTTGTAGTAACTTCGATTGTACGATTTTGGCGCTCAATCAGCGCTTCGATGTTTTCTGTAACTTTTATCTTGTGCATATTTTCTCCTTATGCTGCTGTAGTGGTTTTAATTAATTTAACTTGCTGCATCCAATCTCTGGCTATATCCCAGACATCTTCAGGGACGCTGTGGTTATATTTTCCTCTGAACTGGACTATATGACCCGCTTTTACTTCTAGAGTGTATAGCGGGCATTCTGGTGCGTTCTCAGCCCTGACAAAAACGATTGTCGTCTGGCCTTTAAAGTGCTTATCGGTATATGAGCTGACGCAGTGGTGAAGTTTCTTACCTTCGTAGATAAGCTCTGCGACCTTGTCCGGCACATGGAAGCTGTACCCGCTGACGACCTTGTCCAGTTTCTTACGCCGTTTAAACTCAGTCTCCAGCTTCTTGTCTTCTTCGGCTTTCTTACGCTTGCGCTCGTCCTCTAAGAATTGGTTATAAAGCTCTACTGTGTGTTGGTGCATAGCATTAAAGTCTTTAGGGACAAGCATAGCATCACCCTCAGGCTCAACTCCCATTGTGTCCAGCATTTTTAAGTAGTCCATATACTCTTTAAAATCAAGTTTTTGCTTAATGACCCAATTTTGGAATTTATTGATCCCGACACCTTTCGGTATATGCTTGATATCATGGTAAGTCAGATAAGACTCAATGCCTGGCACAAGTTTGCCGTTTCGCTCCTTAATCCGGCGGCTAAGCTCGAACTCAGTGAAACTGCGATTTGAATTTTTGAAAAATTGTTTATTTTTCTGGAGCCATCTGCGGTTTAAGGTTCGCATATCCACGCCTTTTGTATAACCAGTAGATGGTGACCAGTTGTACACATAACCCATGATTTCATTAGCTAATTTGTAAGCATGAATTTTCTGAGCAAATTCAATTTCAAATTTGTATTTGTAGAGACGTTCGATTTCCCAGTAAGCAATCTCACCAAATTTCAAATATTTAAGTTCGGATACTTTTTTCAGCTTTCCAATCCAGTTGTTCGGATAGAATTTATTGCCTGTATAATATCCGCCTCCAAAATAATTGGCAAATAGATACGGATAATATTGGCCAGTGTAATCTTGGCCGATTTTCACATGCTTATCATTTTCAAATCGCTCTAAATTTGTAAAATGCCAATCAATGAACTGCTTTCCGTCGACTAATTTTGACCGAAATTCATAAGATTGGATCTCGATGCGCTTCGATGTACTGAGAATGATTGAGAAAAAGTAGGTCTTGTCGTAAAAAGTAAGCCGAGACGACTTTGTGAGTCGCTTTTCGACACAATAACCAAGGTCCAAATCTGAAGCGATTATGGTCTTGTCTTTATTGCTCCACTTGTATGTTGTAATTTGCGAGTAGCACCAGCTCCAGAAGTCTGCAGGTGGTTTTAATCGTCTGTCAGCTTCTCGCTTGCATTGTTCGTTGATCTTGCTCATGCCAAATCTGCGAAAAGGTCCAACTGCCCTTCGACTACTCCTTTCTCTTTCTTGATTTTAGGTTTTTTGATGATATCGTCATCTGGCCCAGCACCTTTCCTGATTTTGGCCACGTCGACCTTCTCTTCTTGAGAATTTTTTGGCTTGTCTGCCTTATTCTTTTTGATGCCCTCAACAGGCACCTGCTTGATATTGGATACTTGCGAATTTGAGACAAAATATTCTCGAATCCATCCGAAAACAGTATTATCATCAATGCAAGCCACTCCGTTTTCAGCGAATTTACGAGCTTTTTCTTTTGCATATTTTAGAGCGCATTTCAGAGAGTACCCATCTTTCAAGATCCCCTGGAACAAATCCTCGTCTTCTTGGTCGCATATCCAGTTATGAATGCGGTCCGTTGCGATATCATGCGGTTTGTTTAACTCCTCCAGCACCTTCGCTAGGGCTTTTTCTTTGATTTCAGTCATATCATTTCAAAAAATGCGGCTGCCTTTGTGTGAGTTTGGCTAAATACGGGCAGTCGCTCGTCCATTGGTCACATAACCGATTGACGCTTTCTAGTTCGCAGTTTTACAAGGATGCCCGGCTTGTTTTATTATTTTTTGCTATTACGATCTCCGACTAGGTATCCTAAAAACACCCATAGCAGAGCCATTCCTGCTTCTTTGATAAATTCAATCATTTCACATTTCCACCTTTACTGATTTTGATTTAGGCTCAAACTGCACTCCGTGAGCATTGAGCCATTCTTTAAATTGCTCCTTGGTTTCCTTTGCGTTCTCCGCTGGGAAAATCAAATCAACGGTAAATTTAAAACCATATTTTTTACTGGTATCTCCGGACGCTGTATTTTGCGTTTTAAGCCCCTTATTTTGTTCTTGGGTATAATTACCCTCGGATTGGTTTAAATCGCTGTCAGGAGCTTCTGAGACGCCATAAAATTGATTGTAGAGTAATTCATCCGCTTCTGATTGCGTATTTCGCTCAGTTTCAGCTTGAGCCCGCCTCATTTCCGCTGCGTCCGCATGCAGGATATTGATGACATCCAGGGCAGACTTGCCGGCCTTGAGCATGTCAACGTATTTCTGAGGAGCTAGGCTCTTAGCTTCTGCAATAGACGTTATTTCCTCAATGCGCTTTGCTAGTTCCGCCTTTTCCTTAGCTTGGTCAGCTAGTTCCTTATCATCAAGAATGGCCTGCAGGACATCTCCTAACGCTGCACCTTGCTCGTACCGTCTGATATAGACAGCCGGACCAAAGCCGGCCTTTCCGGCCGCTTCTGAGATTTGTATAAGGCCAGTCTCACGTTGCTGCTTTTTGGCCGCTTCTTCTGCTACCAGGTCGCTGATAATCTTAAGCGTCGCTTGATTAATGCGTACGTTGTCGGCCATAAAGCATTTTTTCTTTGCCAGATTGTCAAAGTGGATAGCAAAGAGGTTGATGTCTAATTCTGTGCTGCTCTCCGCGATTGCAGCCTCAAAAGCGTCCTTGACCGTCTGTTTGCGATTTTCGGTTTCTTTGGCTTCAAAGGTCTTGATTTGCTCTGCAATATCTTCCTTTAGCGCTTTTACCGGGTCAAGGATATCATTGACCCATGCCTTAACCTCATCAAGTGGCTTGCTGTATTCGTCCAGTTTTTCCTTGACTGCTGCTGTGAGCTGGCGCTCTACTCGGCCTAGCTCGTTCTTGACAGCCGTGTCGCCGACAATTGTATCTTCAGTTACGACATAGCCTGCATATTTCTTCTGGTAGGCTGTCAGGGCCTGCTCCAGAACTTCCTTGCCTTCAATTTCAATTTTGGCCGGCGTCAGTTTAAAGTCAAAATTTAAGTCAGTCACCGGAATCAGCTCCAAGCTGTCTGTCACATCTTTTATTTTTGTGGCCATCTAAAACTCCTCTCCCTCCAACAGATCCATTTCTTGGCCTAGCACTTCGCCAGTTTCAGGATCGACTGATGGTGTAGCTTCTGCTTGCTTATTTGCTTCTCGCTCAGCTGCTTCCTGTTTCATCCGCTCGATTTCTTGCATTTTGCGTGCTCGGACTTCTTCTTGCGATTCTTGCGGTGTCACATCGATAGGCGCAGCTTGTTCCATTTCGTCGCTAGTGTATAGACCGCCTACATTTTCGCTGAACGCTTCACGAAAAGCTGATACGATGGCTACTTTACGGATCATTAGACCAGGCGCTTTAGCCCACATGGATTTTCCTGTGTTGTATGCCACAAGGTCTGCATCTGCAGAGATAGGCCGTGACCGGTCTTTGCGATAGACCTTGCACCAACCGCCTAGCAGAGTAGCTGATTTTGGTTTGATTGTCCCCTCAATCTGCTTGATTTCTCCTTCTGGCGTTTCAATCACAATCCCAGCTTCAAATCCGTCAAATTGTACGTTTTCCTCTGCCCGCTTCATGAAAGCGTCTTTAGATACTACAATCTGCGCAGGATTGTTCCCATACTTGATGAAGTAGACCTCTTTCGTGAATGGATTGAGGTTGCGATTTTTCACGATAGCAAGTAAAGTCTGCAATTCCTGTGGACTTGCTTGATGTTTTGGATCGACAAAGTCTCGCAAGGTCTTTCCGTCCAGTTGCTGCAGGTCGGTCAAATAGCCGCCCTTTTGTGTTGCGATTTCATTAGTCATTCTATTTTCTCCTTTTCGTCTGTTTCAAATTCCAATTTTCACGTCTAAGACGCTTATTTTCTTGACTCAGTGCCAAGATTCTATCTTGCTGCTCGTTGATAACTTCGCCCAGCTCGTGTCCAAGGTGAATATACTCAGAGCGCCAGCGATCAATTTCTTTCAGTAGGTATGCTGTCATACTTCGTCCCCCACATACACCCATCGTCCAGCGCTATAAATCCAATTGTCGGGATCCGGACGCTCCGGTTTTTCTTCAGGGGGTGTCGTTAGCCACTTGTCATAATCAAACGGTTCGAGCATAGACTCCCTCCTTTAGCTCCCGGTGGAACTTCACCAAGTCAACCGACTCAACTTTTGATACTCGGCGTTGTGAGGTTCTTATTTGTCCTTTGTAAGCCTGCAGGCCTTCCTGGCGCTCTTCTTCATTCCTTGGCAGATAATAGCCATTGTGCCCGGCTTGTTTGATTGCCACGATAGGAATACCATCTCGATAAATCAATCGCTCGATAGCCTTTTCTACAGAGCGCTTGCTCAGGCCGAGCATTTGTTCAATTTCTCGCCGCGGTCTCGACCGATCACTTCCTACAGGAATGGCTTGTAAAATCCGCTTATGTAATTTATCCATTTTCTTCTCCCTTGTATTTTCGCCAAAGTTTTCCTAACTCCTTAACAAACTTCACCACATCATGTTTCTTGTACCACTTCAGGCGCTTGCGCTCGTTAGGTGTGACATGATATAGCAACGCTGTTTCAAGTTCTGGTATTGTCATAGCCCTACCTCCCAAGTAAATACTCCGCCGGCATTGTGTAGGCTTTCCATTTCCCGCAGCTTCCAATAGCAGACATCACCGCTAACTTTCATCAGTCTGTTTACGAGCATGTCTGATAGTTCGTAGTATTTGTCACTAAATACTGCTACCATCTCAAAATTGCTCATTTCTGGCTTTAAGACACTTTTTCTTTTTTTCATATCCTCCTCCTGCTTTCTGTATCAGTCTTAAATCTAAAGATATTGTCCTTTCCGGCAAGTATTCGGTCTAGCAAGCTAGGCTCATACAGTTGTTTTAACTGTTCGCCGGCGTAATTAGTTGTAATAATCGTGTTTGTTCTTCCCTCAAGCAACCGATATAAAACTGACTGCGCCCAACTGCTGCCCTCTCTGACAGAGTTCCCAACGTTTGACTCTTTCCCAAGGTCATCCAATACTAAGTAATCAACATCTTGCAAGAATTTGATTGTCGCCCGTTCTTCCCATTTCGCACCTTTGAGATTAAAGGCTTCTTTCATTCGCATGAAAAGTTCAGATACTGGCATATAGACCACTGACTTCTTTTCTCCGATTTTTTGAAAGCCCTCATTGAGCGACTTTGCCATGCCTAAGGCAAGGTGACTTTTCCCAACGCCAGGAGGGCCTTGCAAAATCACATTACCTTCATAGCGTCCTTTGAAATAGTCGGTCGCAAATCGTTTGACGAAGTTCACTGCTTCTGCGTCTTGATCCGTGTGAATTTCATAGCTTCCGATAGTTTCTTTTGCGATTTTGGGAGATATGATAGACTCACGCTCAAATACTGCATAGCTTTTAAAGTTACGGATTTGTGCTTCTGCTTCTGCTCCTGCTTTGGCAATATCCCTGTTAATCAGTTCTTGACCGCATTCTGGGCAAAACTCTGATACATTGCCTGTGCATGGGTTTTTAGTCCGTATCATTAAAACTGTTGGGTGCTTTTGACATCGCTTGTCAATAGCATGCGTGTTAGCGTAGTAGGCTGCTCGTAGGTCTTTAATGCTTCTAACTTCTTCTGCCATACTAAATACCTAGCTTTGGATCGTAGCCATCATCTAGCATTGTGATTTCGCCAGACTTGCCACGAGGTTTTACACGATTTCTCACTAATTCCGGTGTAGTCAGCCCGTCATGCTTCCAGTTGTCAAGAATTGTCTTGAGATACGAAAATCTAGGCTTGCCATAATCAACGCATTCTTTTACTGCTAACGTAATCACATCTAGCTGATGTTCCTCTAACATGTACCGCATATCATCTACTTGTAGAGGTGTCGGAAATTTGCCGAAGTTCTCCAAAATCAGATTGTTAAATTTTGACAAATTACTGGCAGCTGGCGACGAAGTCGCTTGTACTTGATTTCCCTTACTAAATAAAGTGTTTCCCCCAGCCGCCGTAGACCCATCTTTCCCAATCTCAGGTTGGTTTATATTAGTATGGTTTATATTAGTATGGTTAGGGTTACTTCTGTGCACATCGAGAAGTGCATGAGAGTAATTTCCAGAAGTTATTTCTGTGCACTTCTGAGAAATGTCAATTTTTAGAGGATATACTCTGTTAGGTTTTGTTAAACCTTGTCTGACTTCTAGCAACAAACCGAATTTGTGAAGTTCTTTCTTCAAATTTATAATATGCCGTTTGCTTTTGCCTAAAAATTTCATCGCAGCTTCTACCGTGAAGTAGCAATATACTTCTCCGTTTTCGTCCGACCATTCTCCTTGGTTTTTAATGGATAAATTAATTCTATCCATCATCAAACCGTAAAGCAGCTTAGCGTCATTTTGCAAATCCGCATATACTGGATTGTCAAATAAAGCGTACGGCATAGCAAAGTAGGTCAGTGTATTGAAATCTTCTTTTTTGTATTTCACTAGCCTTACACCCCCTCAAATAGCTTTATCCTGAACTTGTCGCTTTCTCCGTTTGCTCCTTTAATTTCAACGGAAATAAGACCAGTATCTAAAAGTTCCTTTTTATATTTCACAGCCGCTGATTTTGAGCAAGTTAAGATACGTGCGATTTCCTTGATTTTATATTCGATTTCTCCGTTTTCTACATCGCTGTTTTCAAATTTGTACAAAATAGCGCTATATAATACTTTTGCCATGCTGCTTAAGTATTCATATTTAGGGTTTGTAAACAACTCTTTTGGCAATTTCAGGCAATTTTTTTCGTCTAAAATTTCGTCGATGTCATTCAATGTATAGACCATATCGTTGTCCTTTCTTTATTTTTTCTTTTTGTCCTCCAAAATTGTGCCAACGCAGATTAGAGCGGATACTCCGAGAATTGACAGGAAGACATTGCTGACTTCTCCTGTTTTTGGTAGTTCGTTCACAGAGACCTCTAATTTGCTCTCTGCTGCGTTTTTCGGTTCTTCCTTGGCACTTGGAGCGGGTGGCTCTTTTTCGAGCGATTTAGGCTCTTCTGGAATAACCAACTCGGGCAAGTCTAACGCAGGCGGATCGTTTGGCACTACTCCTCCGTTCCACTCAGGCTTGTCAACTGTAGGAGGGTCTAACGGTGTGGTACCTCCTTGCCATTCTGGAAGCTCATGAACAGGAGCAGGTGGCATTTCTGGAATACCTGTGATGTCAAGTTCAGGTTTCTCATGCACAGGTGGGTCTAACGGCACAGCGCCTCCTGTGTACTCTGGAATGTCATACACTGGAGCTGGCGGGACGTCCCAAGAATAAGGGCGGATTGTTCCTTTAGCTGAGCCCTTGGCATTTGCAACCACAATCTCACGCTCAAAGCTATACTCTTGACCACTTGCTGTAAAGCGTAACACATTCACAGGGTTTTGGAGCTTATTCTTCAGGCGTGTTTTGTATTCAACGCTCACAATGTTAGTCACATGTGGCAGGTTGAACTTGAAGCCGTTCTTATAGAATTGCACACCAACCTCTGTGAGAGGGATTTCACGGATACCTACCCAAGGCTCTGCTGATGAGAGCTCAAAGATACGCATAGAGCCCTCTACGTACTCGTTGTTACTGTCCCAAGTATCTGAGACATTCACATCTGTAAGGTGGTGCTTAACAAAGTTTACCCGTCCTCCCCACTGGATAAGTGATGGGTCATCTTTGTCTTGCCAGCCCCATTTAGCCACAATCTCAGTAGGATTTGCCTTACCTTGAGGTTTAACCTCCGCCTGCTGAACCACTGTGCCATTAAAGCTGAGGTCATATTTTTGTCCTTCTGTAACTACTTCTTTCTTCCACATGGTCGAAAGTGTCATGTCAAACTGTTTGTTAAGTGGGTGCTCTTTAAAGTACCCATTGAAAGTAGTAGTTACGTTCTGAGACTCATTTGAAGCCACAGCACGTCCAACTACTTCACCCTCTGGACTAGTCACATCAAATTCCTGTGTAGTAGTCCATTGGAGCTGTTCAGGTAGAGTGTAGGTGAGTGTATCACCCTCGTTAATATCTACCTCATCAGGGATTTCTGTGTGATAAGTTAAGTCTTTGTTTACATATGTTTCAGCCGCTTCTGAGCTGTATGTAATTTCAGGCTCTGTGACCTGAATTTGGTTTCCGTCCTTAGCAACTTCACTTGCCAATACATTTGTGCTGATTAGCAATCCTGCCACAGCTGTTAGTCCTGCCACTGATAATTTAATTCCTTTTTTCATTATTTTTCCCTCCTAATATTCAAACGCTGGCGTAATGCCTTTTCTAGCCATCGCCAAAGCGTCCTTTTCTGCTTGCTGTTGCTCCATGTGGTACAGCTCCAAGTCTTCGTGATACTGTACCATCAGCTCCTCTTGCATGCGCTCCAAGCGCTCTTTCTTTGCCCGCTTGCGTGCGTCCATGCGATTGCCGTACCAGCCTGCTATAAATGAGATAGTTGCAATTAATGCAACTCCCATAATTTGGCTTCCTAATGTTGGTTCCATTGTTTTTTCTCCTCGTTATGTGATATAATTAAGCAAATACTTTTTAGAAGCCTAATCGCTTCGCTAGCGCCTTGTCCGACTCTATCTCGGCAAGGCTTATTTTTTTAGCACGGTATCGGTTGAGTTGCTTCCACTTCCAGAACTTGCGAAAACCCTCATAGTCTACAAACATCAGCTTGTGCGTTGGGTTGAAGACATATTGCTCAAATTCTGGATTTTCTCGCATTTCTTTGACAAATTGCTTTGCCGTCGGAAGTGTCAGCCCTTGCCACCTTTGCATTAGGTGCTCATAATCTCCGCCTGTCGGTTCCTCTGTTTCATTGACTGGTGTGTAAATGATTTCTTTTATCTTTACCTGCGGCATCTTCTCCCCTACCTTTCTTCAAAGACGGTCCAACTATCAGAAATAGATAGCTTTTTAGTGATCTCAAGCTTCAGGCTATCGCTTCCATGCCCTTCTTTGATTAGGCGGTTTATTGTAGCTGGCTTTACTCCAATAACTGTCGCCAGGTCCGACTGACTCCAACTTTTTTCATTGAGTCGCTGCTTTACCAGCTCAATCCATTTTTGGTGTTGTTGACTCATGTTTTCTCCTTTCTTTTTTTTAAAAAACCGACACACCGCGTTCATCCCAATACTCAATAAAATCTTGTTGGCCTTGTCCGTCATAACCGCAGGCAAAGAATGCTAGACCATAATTGCTTTCGCTTTCCATTTTTTCCTCTAAGATATATTTGTTGGCAGCGCAAAATCTTTTAAGATTTTTTAATTCTTTTGCATTCGGATGAAACATTGTCCGATTATCCTTTTCGTTTACAACGTGGTAATTCCAACCCAAAACGGTTTTTTCGTATCTGTATCTCATTAGTGAAACTCCTTTCTTAATTAGAAAGTTAAAGAAATAGTAAATTATTTTGTTATATCGCTTGACAGATTTTACACTAAGGTGTAAAATGTAAGCATAATTAAAAGGCTTGATAAAACAATATATCTATCAATTCAATGCGCTCGCCAAAGCTATTTAATTTTTAGATAAGTTTTTACAAGGTTTTTTACTAAATCTTTAACTTACAAAAACTATTTTACACTAGAGTATTATTTTTGTCAACAGAAAATAACACTTTTTTATAAAATATTTTTTGTCATGCCCAAGAAAGGCTATATGACAATGTTTTCTACGCTTGAAAAAATAAAAGAACTATCCTATAAGCGACACATAAATCTACAAAAAGTCGCCGAAGACTTAGGTTATAGTGTAAATTATTTTTATTCACTAAAAGAAAAAACTTTAAAATCTGACCGTCTTCAAGAAATCGCAGACTATTTCGGAGTATCTACTGACTATCTACTAGGTCGGACAGATAACCCAGCTATTGCAGGAGAAAAAGCTCCAGAGCATGAAATAGAACTTGATGACTTGGACGGCCGCATCATGCTGTTTGACGGCAAGCCCTTGTCAGATGACGACAAGAGAGCAATCAAAGGCATCATAGAGGGCTACCTCAATAGCAAGAAATAAGTTTAGGTGAGGGAGATTATGGATAAAGAAAAAGAACTGTTGGAGCAGTATGAGGTATCACTTTATACTTTCGAGCCAGACCAGTGGTCTGGGCGTGGTTTCTATGACGCAGAGACAAGGACTATTTTCTTAAACAGCTCCTTATCGCCTGCAGAACGCCACAGAGTATTGCTACACGAATTAGGACACTTAGAGCATATCGGCTCTATATATCGTCACTCTGCTATGCGCTGCGAGAATGAAGCCAACCGTTTCATGATCCGCCATCTGGTCCAGGAAGAGCTGGCCAGCTATGATGACCCAGCAGCATTTAACTGGTCTAATTTTGCTAAAAAATATAATTTAAAAACGACCACGGACGAACTCATGATACAAGGCGAGTATCTGAAGTTCGCCGGAGGTCTTTAGGAGGTTCAAATTATGGGGATTTTTAGCGCTCTATTTGGAAAGAAAAATAATGCAAGGGTTGATTTGGTTGTGAGAGGTAAATCTAGCTTCTCTGAAGACTATTACGATATTTTGATCACTCGTCCTAGTCTAGTAGATTATTTCGGCCGCAGTTTTGATTTGCCGGCTTACAATGACAGTTTTAAGACAGGCGACGGTCACAAGCTTAGAGAGTGGTTGCTGCTCGTTTGGTGGGGGAAGACTAAGCAAGGGCGTAAGTCATCTACAGCAATCCCCAAATACTTCTTTAGCCAGTATAATCTTAATGCTGAAAAGGTAACCCGAAAGCTCAAGGTCGAGGGATATCTAGAAGATTTGGGTGAAAAAACAAAACTTACAACCGCCGGGCGAGAATTTTATGATAAATATGCCACGCTGTGGGAAATTCACTCTTTTAAAGGCTTCCCTACTAACTTAGATATTGACTTCCCGACTTGGGACAAGACTAGATCTGAGATAGATTACTACAGGATGAAAGAAAATTATCTGCGAGATAGTATCGCTTTTTATAAGCGGATGATTGATTACTTAAACCAGTATGGCCACCCTGATGGAAAAAGAGAAGCCAAACAAGACATAGACTATTACATAAGCACAGCCAATAGTGAAATGATTGAGCTGGAAGATTTGAAACAGAAGATAGAAATTTTATTAGAGAAATAAAAAAATCCCCACATTCTCGGCCGGCAAGCTTGAATGTAGGGAAATCCTGTATAAGAAACAACCATTCAAAAGGTCGTTTTCTTGTAC